GCCTTTCCAGATTTTTATGTAGTATCTATCCTCTTGGTACTCTTTGAAGTCTGAAGCAAAGGCGCGTGTTGCTGCATCGCGGATGTACATACCTAAAGACACGCTTGAGCCTATTACAGGACTGTAGATGTTGTCGGTCTTACCCGTGTAGTTAAGCTCAAAGCCTGCACTAGTAATGTTAAACCGGTCAGGATCCGAACCAGTATAGTCCTCGTCCCAAATCTCAATAAGATAAAAGTCGCCGTAATCGCTACGGAACTCGCTGTACAATTTTGGGTTTGCCATTATCCTCCTATACCACTTAATCTGTTTCTATTTCTACCAGCACGCTCATTGCTTAAGAAAATGTCTTCACCTCTAATGGTTCCGAATACTTGTACACCATTTTGCATCACATTGCCCAGGCCACCATTTATACCAAAGCTTGGTACACCCATAGTAGGGCCTGCAAAGTGTTTAAATGCTGTACCTATACTTTGGGCCGACAAACCCATTAAACCGCCTGTAGCAGCCGCTAAAACAACTGATAGTATCAATGCTGCTGCTATGGTAGCTGCAATCTGTGCAAGCATTTGCTTTAAGCCTTGTAGGAATACAGTAAAGAAGTCCTCACCGCTAATAAGTGCCGCATCAAAGGCAGAGGATAAAGTACTACCAATGCTTTGCCCAAGCTCCTCAAATGCTATAAAAGCATCAAAGCCTGCTTGTGCTATTTCCCCAGTAGTCTGCAACATCGGCTGTAGCGTTGCACCTTGTGCAGTGCCCAGCATATTATGCGCTTCTTTTAAGCGGTGAATGGCCTCCGTGTAGAAGTACGCCTCGTTGCGCGTCTTCTCAAATGTATTTGCAAGTCCGTCTGTTGAAGTTGTTGTTTTATCTGTTTGAGTACCTAAAGCTGCTTGTGCTGCTTCATGCTCAGCTACAGCTACTCTTGCTTCTTTTTGTGCGTTGAGATAAACACGCAATACCTCACCTTGTGTGCCTTGGAAAAAAGAAGCAATATACGCCATACGCTCTACGCCCGATATTTGATCGGACATTAGCGTATTAATTGAGTTTAAGCCGCCTTTAACCTCGTTTAAAAATGCATTATAAACGGGTTGCAGCTGCTCACCTACAGCTATTTTTAAGTTTGTGATTTCTGCGCGCTGCTGTGCTATAAGCTCCGATGTAGTAAGTGTGCGCTCGCCAGCATTTCCCATCTGACGTTCAATGATATTACCCACAGCTGTGGCCATATCGCCGGTCTTACCAAACTCTTCTCTTACCTCTGTAGCACTAAAGCCAAGGTTATCAAGAATAGGTATACTTTTCCGAGCAATACCGAGTACAATACTCTCGGCCATATAATCAATACTTTCTCCTGTTTCTGTTGCACGCTGTTGTGCAAAGCCTAAAAGATTACCGAGCTGCTCAAGTGGGATATTGAAGTTTTTAGCTTTTACTGCTGCTTTCATCAACTCGAGGTCGTCAATAGTACCTCGCGTTGCTGTACGCAAATCACTTAAAAGCTCAGGGTCGTTAATACGATCGAATGCTGCCTTAACACCTTCTGCTTGGTTGGCAAGCTCTACAGACTCAGAAACAAATTGTCTTATCGCATCTACAGCAAAAGAAGCGCCGATGACACCACCTAAAGCGCCAAAACCACCACTTAGCTTTTTTAAGCTGTGGTCTACATTTCCCATTGCTGTGCGGAACTGCTTTAAGTCCGCACCAATTTTAAAATCTATGTCTTGACGACTCATTTACCAAACACCTTTGTTAATGCTTCTTGTACCTCTTCGTATGTTGCAGCCTTATGTACTCGCTTTCTACTGTCCCAAGGGAACGCAGCCAGGTCTTTAGGGCTTACTTTTCTTTTTGTATGTGGTGCAACATTTACTGCTGCTTGCCACCTTGTCGTCTCCCACAGCAATTCAGTATGGTACTGCATTTGCTTCTGAAAGCCTTCTCTTTTGTTTTGAAATTGACGTGGAGTTATATTGTAAAACTCTTCCACAGTCATTCCCATCTCACCCAAGCCTATAGCTTCCAGTACATCCCAGTCAAGAGATTCAGAGGCTTGGGTACTTACTTTTTTTCGCCGCTTGCTGGTTTAATAAATGAAGAAACAAAAAGCTCCATACATTGATTAATCAAGCTGCTGTCTTCATCCATTAAGTCTGCAATGTCTTCAGGTGTTAAATCAAAATCTTTCTTTTCTGCTCTTGCACCGTCTTTCATTCCAGCCCACACTAAGTTTATAGCGTGGTCAATTTTCATACTTGAGCCTAGCGTTTCAAGATCCTGCAACTCCATACCGCTTGCATTACAAAACAAGCGAAGTGCATTAAATCCGTACTTTACCGGGTAGGTATCTTCCCCTACTTTTACTAGTTGTGTTGTCATTGTTATTGTGTGTTATAAGGGGAGCCGAAGCCCCCCTTAATGGTTATGCTTGAGTTCCTTGAGTCAAGGTACCAGTACCTTGGAACGAAAAGCTGAAAGTTGCATTGTCTTCCATTCCCGCATCAGTAGAGAACTCTGTGAAGTATCCCGTACCGCTGTAGTATTTTTCGTCAGTAGATTCACTACCAAACTCAATGTAAATCAACGTGCGTCCTGACAAGTGGTCGTAAATATCGTCCGGTGTTGCCTTGCCGCTGTTGTTATACACTACCAGACCTTCGCCCGATAGCGTCCAAGATTTCTGGCCTTCTAATACTTCCATCCAGCCAGAGCTGTCTTTTGTAGAAGTATCACGAGTGGCCATAGTTACGCTTAGAGAAGCGTTGGTCATTTTACCTACGGTTTCATACGTTGCGCCGTCGGTACCGATGCGTACTACAACATCGGTGCTATTCATTACTGATGTACTTGCTGCCATCTTAATTACGTTTTATTATCTTACTATTCTAAACACTAAATCAACCGAGACTGTATAAGTCTCCTCGTCAACGTTGAATACTTCTGACTGTGAATCAAAGCCACACGATTGTACCTCAACACCCTCAATTGTTTCCTTCATTCGCACAAAAGCTGTGCGTATATTTTCTACAGCGGTCTGTAACACACTGTAACTATCCCCTACTAAATTAAGCTCGATATTTGCTATATCAATATGGCTGTCCGCATCTTTTGAGCCCTCGGTTCTTAAGCTAGTCAGATCATAAATGCAAAAAGGTCGAGCACTTGTTTGAGCACCGACCAAAGGATATACTCTACCAGCAAAAACGTTGTTTAAGCTAGCTGTATTATCAAACTTGTATTTTATAACCTTACCTATCATTTCAAACCTACACGCTGCCCAAATTTCAGCTTTTTAATTTCCTTATCAACCTTGGTTTTTAAGGTTTTCACAAATTTAAATCGTACTCGATTCTTTGCACCGCTCTGAGACTTCTGTGCAAAATTTTCATTTTGTCCAGTATAATCACTTTTTCCCCCTGAGCCATCAGGTACTTGTAGCCAACCAAAATTAATAAAGCCCGCATACCAACCACCTTTATTTTTATCCTTAAAAGCACCTGACCTACGTGGACCTACAGAAGCGTAAAAGTTATTGCCTGTGTTGTATCTTCTAGGAAACTTAACACCTACACTTCTTTTAAGTTGACCAGGTAAAATTTCAGCATATATACGCCCTTCCTTATAAACCACAAAAGTCTCGTCTGAGTTTTTGATGTTTCTTTTATAAGACTGTACCATAGGCTTTAAAGACTCCCTAGCAACCTTTTTAAGTATCTTTTTAGTAATACGGTCGTCGAGTCTTTTAAGCTTACGCATAACCTCCTCAGCGCCTTCTACACTAACCCTTACCTTTTCCATTACTGCGCATCAGACCAAAGACACACAATCTTTAAAAACGCTTTACGCGCATCAGCCGACTGTATGGCTTTAATTTTATATATGTTGCTGTTGTATGATATACGCATTTCCTCATTCACATCTGTACGGTAGCGAATCATAAACTCTACTTTTTTAGTAGCAGCAATCATATCGCCTTCTTCAGACTCTTTACCTATTTTTTCAACGACCTTAGCCCATACAGTTGCCAAAGTAGAATACGACTTCACCTCTTGACCAACAGCATCAGTGGCTTCACTGAATGTCTGGAGAGTTATACGTCGGTCTAATTGTCCTGCCTGGTCAATCATTAAAAGGTAAAGATACGGAACGGGTTAAACAGATACTCTGAAGCAGTAGGTAATTGTCTCACTCGGTCACCACGATTATCGTAAAGCTCACTAATAATAAGTAGCATCCCTTGCTTTAAAGGCTTAGGAATGTCAGCTACACTTGTACCTACGGTATAGCGTACGATAACCTGATTGATGATGCCGTTTGTCGCAAACCATCCAGCAGTTGAAGCTATACGAGCTGGCTCTGAAATAATATCTGAAACGTAATAAGAAGAAGCTACTGTCTCTTCTGATCCGATTTCATCAACATACTTCACACTTGTAATCGATTGCACAGGACCACGCGACAAGTAAATAATATCTTTAGACACCGCATCCTTATAATTAGGAAAGCCGTCAAAGTATTCGTCTACCGTCGTCGTAACCAATATGCGGCGTGTATACTGCTCGCACATCTCACGTGCAGCACTAATAAGTGCATTGATGAGGTCGTCATCATCTGAACCATCTACACGCAAAAAAGCCTTAGCTTCCGCTAAGGTAATTGGTTCGCTAGCCGCTGCTGTTACAATCGAGTAAGCCATTATCTAGTTTCTTTTGCTTTAGGTTTTGACACGCTCTTTTTAGCACGCTTCTTCGGTGGCTCCGCTACCGGGTCACAAAAGCCAGCTTGCAAAAAATCCTTTGCCATATCGCTGGGGAGTTCCGCCTCCTGCCCAATGCGGAAGCGGAACCCTGTACCAGAGATATTCTTCTTAAATACAACCTTCATTAAGCTTGTACCAAGTGTTTAACTGCACGGCTGTCAAGAACAGCAGAGTCAGAACGTTTCCAAGAAACGAAACCAACTTCGAGCTCGTCGGCGAAACGTTCGTTAAGACGTAGCATCTGGATACCACCAGCGTTACGTACTACGAACTTGCTGAAGTCAGCAGCCAAAATTGTTTTCTTACCAGTCGCGATGCTAGACTCCATATCGTTGTTCACGTATACTGGGACACCAAAAATACGGTCTGGCTCGCCTTGAGCCATGCTCGGTACAAATACTGGGAAATCGTTGCTTGACCCTAGACCCAAAGCACGAACGGCAGCAATCACGTTGTCGTGAGCCATCAAACCGAATGTAGGCTTGTTGCGGTAGCTGCTATCGATGCTGTAGATAAGATCTAAAATTTCATCCGCAGTAATCGCTGTTGCTGAAGCTGCCGTTTTGCCAGCTGCAGAACCAGTGATAATACCTTGTGGCTGAGATGAACCTGTACCAGTAGTGAAGGCTGCGTTAGTTGCACGAGCAATACGCTCACCCATAGCCTCAACCAAGAACGAATTCAAGTCGAAAGCAGAATCTTGCAACAACTGCTGAGATACTTTCACCAAAGAGCTGTAGTTGTAAGCTGACAATTGCTTGTTTCCAAACGTCATGTCTTGTACAGTTACTGCAGCAGCTTCAGAAACCAAGTTTGCATCTGTAGCTGTATCGTTCAATGTTGGGTAATCCAACAAGCCACCGCCTGCAGTGTTTAGCTTTTTAGCCAAACGCTCAACTTCACCAGTGAACTCTGTAGCCATGTCAAGCTCATTGCTGAACTCTTGAGGCACGAGGTATCCACCTAAATTGTCAGTTCCTGCCACTTGTGTAGCAGTCCCTCTTTTTTGAATCATAGAACGCTCTTCAGCAGTCAAAGCAGCAAAGCCGTGACGTAGGTATTTACCGAAAGCTTCAGAAGCATTTGCTTTAGGAGCAGCTGCACGAGCTTCACCTTCTACAGATGCTAATTCTTTTTTCATCTCAGCATTGCGCTCGATGATTTCAATTTCTTGTTTCAAGCCACGAGCATCAGCTTCGATAGCTTCAAACTTAGACTTTTCTTCGCCCGTCATTGAGCGACCTTCCGCCTGTGCAGCAGCTACAATTGCGTCAGCATCTTTGATGAGCTGTGCACGACGACCTCTTAATTCGATATTTTTCATACTAATCGAGTTTTAAAAGTTTTAGTTTATATTCAAAGATTTCAATGTCAGACACTTCTTCAGTAGCTGCTGTAGCTTCTACTTCTGCACCTTCTGACTCAGGTGTATTATTTCTCTGTACGAGCTCACTTGTTGCTGCCGGGTATGCAGGTTGCGATACCGGGGAGACATCAAGCAGCCTCGATACTTTTTCAATAATTCTGTATGTCTTGCCGTCGCGCTCTTCCCAGCGGTCACGGTCAATCAAAAACGCAAACGAGCTTTGGTTCACGTCGCCGCGCTTCATCAATTCAATCAAGTCATTAGCATAACTTGTATTTGGTAGGTCTACTTCATAGTACAACCCACGAGCATCTGTACCAATACGTAATGTGCCGCTTGACACACGGCCCAATAGTAAAGACTCGTCGTGGTTAAAGTAAGCTCTTGTGTCGTCGTTCATTACGTCATCAAAAGCACCACGCTCGATTTGCTCGTAAAAGCCGCCCATCCATTCAGAGTCTGAATTGTACACTGCAGCATAACCTCTAATGGTTCTGCCTTCGCGCTCTACTTCTTCCATTCTGAATTCACGCTTTTCTATAATAGCAGAATGGCTACGTACCTCAGCATCGTACTTTTCAATAGCACTAAACTTGTGTGCTACATTCAAAGCAGGCTTGCGCTCAATAAATGCATCTTCCTCCGCGTTGTAGCGGTAAATTCTGATCAAAGCAGCAGGGTCGTCTTCAGTACCAGTTACTTCAAAGCCGCTGTCTGCCGTCACCTTGCCGTCACGCGCTATTCTTATAATAACACCGTGTGCTTTACCGCCCGAAGAGTTCCAGCGTACAAAGTCACCTACTTTCAATTCATTAGGCTCAGCACGCTCTTCTTCGTCGTAGCCGCTTTCGTCTACAGGCTCAGAGGCCTCAGGCATTTCACCTTTGCCAAACGTGATGACAATTTCTTCATCTGTCTCAACCACAGATTTGATATGTCTTTTATTATCTTCCATCTGTTCAATCGTTCTTTTGCACCAGCGGAGCATTTCATCGCCTCCCCAGGCTGCATACATTATAGAGCCGCAAATCTCTTTACCATCTTCATCGGTAAAGCGCCCTTGGTCGTAAACTCCTGCGCGGCTCAAAAAAGAATACGTCCTAACAACGGTCTCGTCGCTAATGCTTTCGCGAGACGCTAACTGGTTGGCTCTTGCCCAACCTACAGGCGTACCACACTTGCTGCCGTTCTTTTCCTTATGGTCAAGAGCACGCTGTGCGTGTTCACTTGCTGCTTTTGGATAGTTATTGTACGGCATTAGTCAATTGTATTATCTGCACCGGCTTGAATCATATTCAATGGCTGTAAGTAAACATCTCCACCGTCGATCGGGTCCATACCTTCGTAGTAGCGTATATCATTTACTGATAGCCAGCCCCACTGTCTTGCTGTTGCGTATGAGCTGTAGCGGCTTGAAATGTCACCGCGTAACAGCCCGTCCATATTCATACGGATGTAATAATTATCGTCACCAGGGAAAAGCTTTCTGTTGAATTCAGCCTCCCAACGTTTTACCCAAGGCAAAATAGTATTGCGCTGGAACTGGATGCCCTGCTCTTCAATGTTTGCTCTGGTCGATGAGTTTTCTAAAGAACCTAAGTAAGCTAAAGGAATACGGAAGAAGCGCGCAATGTCTTCTACACCAAACTTACGCGTCTCTAAGAACTGCGACTCACTCGGTGAAATGCTCACTTTAGTTAAGCTCATGCCTTCCTCTAAAATTGCGGTTTTGTGCGAGTTGTCCATACCAGAGTAACGGCGCTGCCAAGATGCCATAAGGCGCTTGTAGGCTTCGTCTGATAGTTTACCAGGGTGTGTCAACACCGCTGACACGTTTGCACCGTTGCCAAAGAATGAGCCGCCGAACTGGTCAGCTGCTAAACCAAGGCCTATGCTTTCTCTTGCTGCTTCAATAACACTCTTGCCGACTACACCATCAAAGCTTAGACCGACAATATGAATCATCTCGGTATCGTCAAAAGTTTCCTTACCCTGGTCAATAGTATAAAACTTTTCGTCTTGATACACTTTAACCTCAACCCGATCGGGATGCACAGGGATAAGCTTTACAGGTTGTCCTGCTTCGTTGCGTCGGATCGCGATAAAAGCATTACCGTGTAGACAAAGATGTGCTTGACATACCTCACGGAAATTAAAATCCGTCATCATGCCATTAGGTGCATGAATCAATTTGTTTATCGGGTGTGCTGAAGCTGTCTCAGTGCTTTTGTCTATATCGCGCTTTACGTCCCAAGGAAGTGAAGCTATAGTTTCAGAAATAACACGAACCGCACCGAATACCGCTGAAAGGCGCATGGCGCTTTCTTCAGTGATTGCAATACCGGTTTTAGATGCCGAACCGTCAAACATCCAAGAAGCTGGGTTTGCTAATGACGTTGAAGGCGTGTTAGGAGATGCACGAAATGCACTTAAGATTCTCCCGAACAAGTTCTGATTTTCGGCCATAAGGTCGTCTGTACGTTGTAATTACATAACAAATATAAGTATCACTCAACGGTATAAAAAAAGCCCCGTCAAATTAATGACGAGGCGCACCGCTTAACATAAGTCTAACAATCTAAAACCAAAAAGAAATACTAGAAAGGATGCGGTGAATGCAAATAAACTTCATTCTTGATCCGTAAAGCTAAAGCTGACCGACTAAAGGCAAGCCTTAAATTTTCCTTTACTACATCCTGAATGTAGATACTTCCGTTCTTAATAGCATATATCCGGTACTGCCATCCGAACCTTTTACTGAGGATGTAATCCCCGACCATAAATTTTTCCATAACACTTTGTTTGTTGTTGTTAGCTGAATATAGGAAAAATTATTTTACCTCGACAAAATTATTTACACACCGGGTCTTTGTTTGTTTATGCAAGTGCGGCGATAGACGCACGAGCATAAAGAAATACAGCGTGAAAAACATCGTTTTTTATTTTTTTTCCTATATATATAAGGAGAAGAAAAAGAAAACTAACGGTATTTCGTTCATAAGCTAAGCGCTTACAAGAACCTTAAACCTTGCGTTTCATAGGTGCTCACCCTGCTGACATCTGAGTTTTCAACCGTCATTTTTTCACCCAAAGCCATGACCATTGCAATAATGCCGTCAATCTTATCACCGGCTTTAGCTTTCGAAAATTTCACGTTCTCTGCATCATCTCGCTTGACTACTACATTACCGACCATCCACCGCAACATCGAATGACCGCCGTGGTGCAACAGCTGTTTCTTGACCAATACCTCAGCATTCTTGATCGGGCTTGTCATAGATATAAAGCCCTGGCCAAACGGGTCCATCTCTATACCTTCGTCAGTTAACTGCTGTACCAATGCATTAGAGTTCCACCGGTCAAATGCAATAGACTGCACGTCAAACAGCTCTGCAGCTTCTATGATTTTACGTTTAATTACACCGTAGTCGGTCGAATTACCGTCCGTTACTATAAGCTCACCTTTAGCTACGAAGTTGTCGTAGGAGCCTCCTGTTTGCTTCCTGCGGCGTTCTACCGCTGCTTCACTTACAAATAGGTAAGGCAACACCTTTATACTGCCGTCGTCCCAAGGAAAAATAAGCACGAAAGCTGTAACATCTTCTACAGCTGCAAGATCTAAACCACCAAAACAAGGGCGTCCCTTAAGCTCTGATAAATTCACTTCACCTGCACTCTGCATCCATTCATCGTCCGGTATCCAACCACTCAAAGAGTTTACCCACTGATTAAGGTGCAGCTGTCTGAAAGCAATCTCAGTCGAGGGCAAGGTCTTTGCCTCCTGGCTCATCTTTTCAAAATACTCAGGCTTAATACTGATACCAAAATTCGGGTTAGCCTTCTTCCAGGTGGTCACTTCGTGTATGTCGTCCTCCGGTGCTGCTTCATATATTAAAGGCAAAAAGGTGCGGTCTTCAATAATACCGTCACGTACTTTCTTACCGTAATCGTACAGCTCATAGCATACAGAGTTAGGGTCGAACATTCCAGCGGTAGATATACCAAACATTAAAGGCTGCGACCTT